AGTCGACCCACGAAGTAAAGGAAACAGAGGAGATTCCTGGCATGGACAAGAATACTATCAATAACTTCAAGTGCCGAGGCATAATAGCCAACGGCTTACTCAAAGCTGACAGTGTCCTATAACCATAACCACGGAATCTAGCGAATGATGCGATTCGCACCTGCTCTCCTTGGAACTTCGACAATAGCATAATCATAGCCTCTAGGCTAGAAGATGCCACATCTAATTCCCGGAAAGAAACAGGTGAAAGATTCACACCTCGAGAGATGAAACGTTTAGCAAATTCAAAAGAATCTTTCGATACTACTGATTTGACTAAATTAATCTCAACTCCGAGGTCTTCCATTATAAGCAGATACTGACGTGCAACCTTGCTATTAAAAATAACAATGTCATCACCCAATATCTGATATAATGGGAATCACATCACTCACCCCGCCCTTCGGGCCGCCATTTGCACAATAAAAAGGTGCGTCAGGGCTAGCATACCTCAGGATGACAATGCTCCCATCGGCTGCCCAACACTATAGTGGAGGGCCTCAGGTATTTTCATACCTAAGCGACGGAGAGACACCGGAACCCGGTAAGCTCGCCCAACGAGCAGCTCTAACCAGAGCTGCCCACAACCAGGGTAGAGATGATCAACCAGTAACTCCTGTATTACTACAGGTAGCCGATCGGTAGCAGCAGATAAATCATAAGAAGCAGCAAAACTGCTCTTCTGAAGCATCTGTGTACCGACCGCAACTCCCCGATCCTGATCAAAAGTACTATCAGAGGGAATCTTCTCCAAGATCCCAAAGATAGCCTCATGAAGAGGACGGAGGAGGGTCTGAGTTCATCAATCTACCATGGCAAACACACGTACTTTACCCGGCTCCTCTTTAACTCCCAACTTACCTAAGTAAGATGGGATTCAAGGAGCTAGGCGTACTATTGGTCCAGCGGAATCAGCTACAAGCTTTGCTTGTTCATAAAGAGAAGATTGTTTCATTCTCTCTGCCAGAAGTTTAAAGGTCCGATTAAGAACCTTAAACTCCGGTCTGAACAAAGCAACAGCTTGAACCACCATCGCAGAGGTAGTATTACCCAAGCGAATCGGTGGCTGCTTCTTTACCTTTGAACCGACGGCTCCGGGGCCAGACTTCGTAATCAATCGTGGACGCCAAGGGTTTAAAGGAGATGGTTTTCACCATCCCCTACCCTCAAGCATACTGAAGAACACAGGAACAAAATCCTGATATTCACCGATTGAAAACTTACGTCCCGCCCGAGTGATCGTAGATAGTTTAGGTTTACCTAGATACTCAACAACCCTATAAAGGGAAGTTAAAGTAAGCCAGAACTGAACTATCCGCAAATCACCCTTCTGGATCCCAACCCGGTGAACATTTGGTATTCACCGAGGGTAACCAGATCGAGTCAACGCTACTCGATGGCCAAG